TACTTCTGATTTTGAAGAAAGAATTGATCAGATAGTAAATCATTATTTTAAAGGAGATCAAGAAGTAAAAAAAGCAGCTATAGAATATGCAAGCATTAAAGGTGCTAGAGTAATGGGCGGATTGTCTGCTACAGCTTCTCTCTTTAAAGACTTCTATAACAAATATAGTGATGAAGTAGCCAATCAAGCTAGGGAAGTAATTGATATGGCTGACGATGATGTATACTTCGAAGGAAAAGAAACAGCTGAATTAGACGAAATCGAAGAAGGTTTACCTAAAGGCTTTTGGAAGAAAAAAATTCCTGGTGGAATGGATGAATCATACGACACTTTAGTTAAAAAAATTAAAGGTCAAGGTAAAACTGAAAAAGCAGCTAAAGCAATCGCTGGTGCTGTAGCCGCTTATAAAGCAAAAGGTGGTGGTAAAGGCCCAACCAAAAAACAACAAGCTAAATAATGAAAAAATCCGAACTAAGAGAAAAAATTAAACTTTTAGTTAAAACGGTTTATGGTGAAAAAAAGCTCGTAGACATCACCGCAGAAAAATACGACGAACTCACTAAATTCCCTGAACTAAAAGATGTAATTGTAGACCTACTTGGTCCACAATTTGATGTTTTCTTAGCTTCAATTGATTGGGTAGCTCCTAAACCTACTACATTCCGTATTAATCTTAAAAACGGTGAAAACTTTTATTTAGTATATCATCCAAGAAGTTGGGTAGCCGAAGTAGAAGGTAAAAGATATTATTTACTTAACTTAAATGAAGAAGAAAACGCTACTCAAGCTATTGCTCGTATGTTAAGATATGGCGCACCTAATATTATAGGTGGGCAAGATGAACCTTCATACTCAACAGGAGGTGGAGGTAACTTCCCAGGTGATGATAGTGGAGGTGGTTCTGAAGCTGCGGCACCTGGAGGTGGTGGAGCTGAAGAAGTAGATGTAACAGTAGATGCAGAAGCCTAATGGACGTTTTTGATAAATTTTTCCGTAAGTTCGCTTACAAATTCGATAAAGGATATCCTGACATGAAAAATGAACAGGATATTCTTTTACTTGAATCATTATTAAGTAAAGTATTAGGAGAAGAAGTAACAATTGAAGAAACAGCTTTGTCCCCAACCGAATTAAGTAAAGATGCAACCCTTCCTGGTGGTATCAAAACCCCAAGAATTGAAATTCTAATAAAAAAGATTCAAAATGATGAAGAATTAGAATTAAATTCTGGAGAGTTATTTGTAGTTGACAATAAACAAGAAGTTATTGATCAATTAGAAGGTAAAACTCAAATTACTACCCCTATTACTTTAATAGATAAAGATGGTAATAAAATTACTACATCTAACTTAAAGAAAACTGCTGAATTTGGTGGAGGTGGTGGTATGAGAGGTGGAGCTGAATTAACTGCTAAAGCCGAATCAGCTCAAGCCATAGCTAATGCTATTAGATACTCATCCTCGGGAAATATTACTGAAGAAAATATTACAAAAGAATCAATCCAGGACTCAAAATCTAAAGCAGATGTTACTGACTTTGAAGGAGCTGCTGAATTACTGCTTACTAACCCCGGATGGTTAACTTCAAGTGTTAGTATAGCAAATTCTTTAGCTTCGGTTTATAGTGGCCCCTTTATCCAACATAGAGGATCTGAATGGGTTAAAAACTTAGAATCAGCAGTTAAACCTAAACTAAAAGAAGTAGGCATAAGCGACATTAATAAATGGAGCCCAGCTGACATTTGGATGGTATCACCTGATGAAATGAACATTACATGGCCTGATACTCTAGAAGAAATAAATTCTTTATTATTAAGTAAATATAATGAAGGTAAAATAATTGGAGTATCACTTAAAAAAGCAGGCAAAAATGCTTCTTTAAAGGTATTTAACGATCCCCAAGCAGAAACAAGTAGATATGAATACAAAGGTATAGATCCTAGAGCTAATGCTGCTAAAACCTATGTTTTATTTGATGATGCTGCTATTGAATTTAGAAACTTTAGTGGTTTAACTGGATTTATGGGTGAGATTATAGGTAAAAAAGCTGCTGGAGGTAAAGTAGGATATTCTATGATTAAAAAAGCATTAAGCGATAATGATATTCAACTTACCCCACCAGAAGAAATTAAAACTCAAGTAATTAACGACGATCCCGAATTTAAAGCTAGATTTAAAAAATTATGGGATTCAACTGAAGGTTTGGATAGTGCTGATTTTGAAATAAATTATGACAATCCTAAAAAAACACCTAACCAAAACTTACTTTACAGAGTATCAAAATACTTAGCCTTAGAAGTAGTTAATTCTATAGCTAATTCAGATGACCCTGAAGAAATTGTTAATGATTTAATTAACTATGCTTCATCAAGCACTAATGATAGTGCAGTATTTGTTAAAGCCTCTTAATATTTATAGATATGTGTAGCTGTGGATGTGGAACTTGTAGTGCTTCAAAGCCTGTAGTGTTAAACGAAAGTTTAGCACCAAAAGAAATCCTTTCTGAAGGATTAAAATATCACTTAGATAACGCACGACCTCTTACAGAGCACGTATACCGTGCAGGTTCGGATAAGTATTTCAATTTATGGGCTGAAGCCCGCGCACTTTACACTCGTAATATTATTGAGGTGCAAGGTGATGATTTAGAGGTATTAACTGAAACAGATCTCGGCCATTTTGCATTAGTTGAAGGTGTTCAAGTTCCTTTAGATTTTCCTATGGAACTTACAGAAGCAGAAATCAACGAAGAAGAAAAGAAAAAAATTGGTAAACCAATGCGCTCTGCTTCAGGTGGCAAAGCTTATAAAGTATATGTTCGCGACCCTAAAACCAAGAAAATTAAAACTGTACGTTTTGGTTCAGGTGGTTTAAGAGCAAAAATCAATAACCCAAAAGCACGTAAAGCATTTGCTGCACGTCACAATTGTGCTCAAAAGAAAGATAAAACTAAAGCTTCATACTGGAGCTGTAGATTACCACGTTATGCAAAATTACTCGGACTCAAATCAAACTTCTCAGGTTTCTGGTGATAAACCATATGTTGATATAGAAATCAACAACAAATACATCATTAGAGAATTTTTCCAAGACATTGACCCAATCGAGTTAATGTGGCATCGCGATGATGAAGACCGCACCCTTGAAATTCTAAGAGAAACAGATTGGAAATTCCAATTTGACAATTCCTTGCCTATTCCATTTGAAGGTCATATATTTATACCACGTCACGAGTGGCACAGAGTAATAAAAGGCACAGGCAACCTATTACTCAAAATACATTTAGACTGATTCATAGCCAGTCGATTCAAGTTAAATTTTCTGGGAGCTGTGGCCCCAATAACTTGATCTCCTAACATATCATTCGTATATTTAGGGGTTAAAAATTAAAAGTAAATGATGGAAAAAATCGTAATCGTAGGTGCTGGTGTGGCAGGCGTCAATGCTGCTACTAAACTAGTAGACAATGGTTATCCAGGTGAACTTATTACAATCATCGATATGGGTAAAGACCCATACAACCGAAAATATTCTGAAGTAATGGAAGGATTTTTGGGTGCTGGTGGTTGGAGTGATGGTAAATTAACTTACCACACTGCTATCGGGGGTCATATGTCTAAGTATTGTGGGGAAGAAAAGGCAATGGAATTGTTTAATCAAGTGATTGAAAACTTTAAACGTTTCCATCCTAAACCAGAGGAAGTACAATGTTCAAATCCTGAAGCAGAACCAGATTTTATTAAACCCTACTTCGGTTTGCGCTTATTTCCTGTATGGCACGTTGGTACAGATTATCTACATGAGATTGGTAAAAATTGGTACGATTATTTGGTGTCAAAAGGTGTAAATTTTGAATGGGAAACTAAAGTTGTATCAATTAGCTTTGAAGAACAAAGTTTTGAAGCACTTGATGTTTATCAACTTGACCAACCTTATGCTAATACACGAGTTGGCAAATACGATCGTTTGATGTTTGCTGTTGGCAAATCAGGTATTGACTTTGGTAAAGAATTAGCTGATGAATATTCATTCCCAACTGAACCAAAACCAGTACAAATTGGTGTTCGATTTGAAGCACCACAAGAACACTTCCAAAAACTAATCGATATTAGTTATGACTTCAAACTCTATCGCAAATTCGAGGATGAAGGAGTTTCATTACGTTCATTCTGTACTAATAACAATGCTGCTTATGTAGCTGTTGAAGAAACATATGGCAACCATTCCTACAATGGTCACGCTAAAAAAGATGAAGCGTTTAGAAACAATATGACCAATTTTGGTATCTTGATGGAAATCAATGGTATCGAAGAGCCATTCAAATGGG